CTTCACGGTCCAATCGCCAGCCGTAGACGTTTTGGGGGTCGACTTCGATCCAGTAGGGGCGGCGGTTGAGGGCGCGTTCTTCGGCCAGGCTGCGGGCTCCGGTTGGGGCCGGGAAATCGACGAGGGTATGGCAGTGGCCGTAGGTCAGGGCGCAGATCAGGAGGCGGCGGGCGTATTCATCGAGGTCGGAGCCGCAGCCGTCGACGTCCTGGGCGAAGATTTCGCTCCAGTAGGGGTCGCCTTCGAGGACAATCGGTTTGCGGAGGACGAGGCCGGCGGCGGCGCGTACCAGTCGTTGGGTGAAGGGGGAGAAGACGGCGCGGTTGACGCGGGCCAGGTAGGCCGTGTAGTCCTCGCGGGGTTCCAGGGGGAGGAAGGTTTCGCTGTTTTCGCGGAGGTATTCGGTGCCGAGGGTGACGGCTTTCATGATTTCCCAGCCGCGCATCATGTCCAGCACGGCGCGGGTGCGCGTGAAGGGTGAGTCAGTCGGGCCCTCGAAGGTCGAGCTGACGAGGTGCGTGCGGATTTGGCCGGGAACTGCGTAGGTCATCGGGTCACCATTTCACCTTATCGGCCCAGTAGGCGGCGGACATTTTGCCTTTCTTTATGTTAGAGGCATGGCGTGCTTTGAACGATGCCCTTCTGGCCCGGTCTGCTGCTGATTCTCCTGTTTTTGCTGGTGAGCCAGATACGCCCTGTTGGCCAAAACGGATAAGTTTTATCTTGTCGCCTTCTTTGGCGAGTACCACGTGGGATTTTTCTGGGTGGTTGGGGGTGCGTTTGGGTTTGTTGTAGCCGGCAAATTTTTCGCCGCGGTATTCAATCGTCATCGTCGTCTTCCTCCTCGTCGACTTCGTCGACATCTACAAGGATTTCGATGCCGGTGAAGAGGTTGCGCATGAAGACGGCGAAAATGTCGGCGTCTTTCGGTGTTTTGAAGTTGAAGGTGGCCTCGGTGCGGCCGGTTTCGGCGTCAACCTCGATGTAGGTGGGGTAGCCCTGGAGAGTGTGGATCGTCATTAGCCGTGGTACGCGACGGCGATGTGAGGGACGACGTTAGGGGTTCCAGAGTTGATGGAGTCAATGCGCATACGGATCTTCGCGGCGGCTTTGCCGTCGTAGAAGTAGACGTATTGGCCGTTCGAGTTGATGTTTTTGCTGGTATCAATGGTGAACCAGTTGCCGTTGCCGTTGAAGCTGCACTCCAGGGCGAGGGTAAAGTTGGCGCCGCCGGTGACGGTGGCGGCAAAGGTGTAGGTCGAGGAGTGGGCGGCGACCTCCATCCAGTCTTCGTCGGCGGTGAGGGCGGCGCCGGTGTACTCGATGAGGTTTGTGTAGCGGTCTGTGGCGGTGATTGCTTTGGCGGCCATGGCTATTTCTTAGGTTTTTTGGCGGTTTTGGCGGCTGCCTTGAAGGCGGCGGCCGTGGGGGCGCCTTTTGTACCAGGCTTGCGCATGGTTTCGCCGCTGCCGGCCGCAATGCGCTTGCGTTTGGCGGCGATGTTGGCGTACAGACCGGGTTTTTTGGCGGCCATGGCTTTATTTCTTGACGGGTTTGGACTTTTTGGTGCCTTTTTGGCCCTTGGCGGGCATTTTTTTGTCGCCGTAATGACCAGGCATGGAAGGAAGGCTGCTTACCACACACGATAGTTGGTCGAGCCGATGTTTTCTGGCTTGGCGAGGTTGAATTGCTGGAGGCAGAGGTAGCCGAAAGCGTCGAAAGCGTGGTCTACACCGAGGTTTTTGTTTGGGAGGCCGGTGCCGGGGGCGTAGGTGAGTGTGCGAAGGGATTTGATTAGTTCTTTACAGCGGGGGTGGATGATGGTGCGGCGGTTCCCGGCGGCGTCGAGGAGGGCTGTGTTGACGCAGGTGACCTTGTCGCGGATTTTCCAGGGGGATTTGGGGCTGGAGACTGTGAAGCCGCTGCGGCGGAGGATGTTGTGGTCGGTGAGTCCCACGCCGCTGGTTTTGCGGGCGCCGCCCGTGGGGTCGGGGCAGGCGATGATGCGGCGATCCACGCCGAAGCGGCGGGTCACCTCTTCGGCAAAGTCCCAGGTGGTGGCGCCGCCGGTCAGCATGATTTCGTCGAAAACGTAGAGGGTGTCGTCTTTTTTGATGGCGCAGATGCCGGACATGGGGTCGACGTTGAAGTCCACCCCCAGCAAAAGTGGGAGGATGGGGATGTCGGCGGCTTCGGGGTTGATGTTCGAGTCGCTGAATGAGACGGCGACGAGACCGCTGAGATTCTCGAAGCTGGCCTCGAATTCTTGGCGGAAGGTGCGGGCGTCGAGTTGGCCTCGGGCGGCTTCGATTTCTTCCGGGGGGACGTTGTCGCCTTCGATGGTGGTGAATTGCCAGCGGCCCCAGTCCGGGTCGCCGCTGTCGGCGTATTGCCAGAGTTCGTAGAACCAGCTCGCGGTGCCGTCGGGGGTGGAGATGAAGAGAGCCCAGCCTTGTTTGTCGGCGAGGGCGGGGCGGATCACCTCGAACCAGACTTCGGCGTCCATGAAGGCGGCTTCGTCCAGCACCACGCCGGCGAGGCTGCGGCCGCGTAGGGCCATGGCGTTTTCGGTGCCCTTTAGTTCGATCGTGCTGCCGTTGACGAGTTCGATCTTCAGGTCGGTTTCGTTCTTGCTCTTGATCCAGGCCTTGGGGACGAGCTTTTTCATCACCTTCCAGGCGATGTCTTTGGCCATGCGGTAGGTGGGGGCTGCGTAGAAGAAGGTTTCGCCGGGGCGTTCGATCGCTCCACGCAAGAGTTCGATGCAGGAGAGGTAGCTTTTGCCGAAGCGGCGGCCCGCGACGAGGACCCGGAATCGTTTGCGGTTTGTGAAAACTTCACCCTGTGCCCAGCGCAGACTTAGATCGGGCGTTCCAGACATTTAGGCGTGTTATTTCGGACGGGTACCTTGCAGTGTAGTAGGGGAAATCGAACCCCTCCCCCCTGGGGGGCTGTGTAACAGTAGAAAGAGTTGTGAATGTATCAGTAGGTTCCCTGAGCGGCGGTACCCGGCCACAAAAACGCGAACCCTCCCCCCGGCTGGCTAAGGGGAGGATCGCGTGGGAATGATTATCAGTCCCGCAGCGCCAGTGCAACACCGGAGGCAGCGAAGGCTAGAGCGAGTGGTAGGCAAGGGGTACAGGTAGCCAGCACCAGTAGAGCCGCGGCAGTGGTGCGGGTCATGATGCAGCCAGCGCGACGCGGACCTGATAACGCGTGGTGCCTAGCCTGGCAGCGATGGCACGTTGCGATTGACCGGATCGGTGCCAGCGTCTGATGCGCTGCTCGCGGGACTCGATGAGCCAGAGCACAACGCCGACTAGCAGCAGGAGCGGAAACAGGATGAACAGTAGAAGTGAAGTCATGGCAAGGTATGCCTGATGAACTCTCACACATTAGAAAGAATCGGCGCTGCGGGCTGTATCGGTTGATACAATTTCAATCTTTTTTAACGTCGCGGCGATCTTCAACCGTGATTTGCAGCGCGGGCGTCTGGGCTGCCAAGGTCTCCGGCGCAACCTCACCGACCACAGCGCCGAGATCTCGCATCAGTAGTTGGGCAGAACCTATCTGTCCCTTGCGGATCGCCGCGTCGATGGCCCGCAGACGCATCCCTTGTAAACGTGAAACTATGCTCTCGCGATCTTTCTTCCAATCATCCTCGTTCCACTGTTTGACGGCATCCCAATCACGCCAGGCTGTAACTTCGCCGATGCTTTCGCGATCAGCATGATCTAGAACAAGCTGACGAACAGGTAAACCTGTCAATTGTCGCTTGTAAAGACGCTTGCGCCGTTCCTCAATAACCGCGTTTGGGTTACGCTTGCCGTAGGGTCGCGGTTGTTTCTGTTGAACGTCGGCGCAAAGATCCGCCGCATCGTTGATAGCTTCCGGCTGATCTTCCATGGTGTGCCACACTAATTATGTGTCCATCATAGGCGACAACAAAAGAGCCCGACCGTGTGGCCGGGCGTGTGATCTGTGGCGGTGGTGATCAGTAGCGAGGCAGCACGAACGCAACGGTCAGCGAACCGCTAGGCCTTAGCTCGAACCCCTCGCCACAATCAAAGGTACGGCAACGGCAGCCGGTTAGGCCTAGAGCAGCCTTAGCGGCCATTACGATCTGGCGCTGTGTTGCGTCGGCCGGTAGCTCGAACGTCTCGCGGGTGACCCAGCTGTAGTTTGCCTCACCGCCAAACGTATCGGTCAATTCGGCCTCCCATAGTGTGGTCATCACGCTGCCTCCTGCTGCAGCAGTTCGGTAACGCGTTCCAGCACGTCGGTCGGTCGGTGGGCGTAGGCGAGCAGTGCCCAACCTAGGAGATGGTGTTCGTGGTAGCCGAGGGTGGGCGCCCCATTGCTACAAAGTGGCTCGCCGAACTCATCGGCGCTATAGCCGATCAGATCCAAGAACAGTGAGGCCGGGGTTGGGAAGTTGTAGTTAGCGCTCCAATCCCACAGATCGGTTACCAGGTCGCGGGCCTGATCGTAGGAGAGGTTGAAATTGTCGTTTGCCATGGTGTGAACCTAAGGGTGGGGTCTCATGTGCAATGGTAGAACCTGATCCGGCCGACCGTCAAGCGGCATAAGTGGGGTACTCGTTCAGCACCGCTAGGATCGACTCCCGCAAGGAGTCCTGCTCCCAGGGTGCCGAATCACGACGGGCGGCAAAGATACACAGTCCCAGGTCCTGCAGGGTGCGGACCCGGTCGCGGATGCTGTCACCGCTCCAGCTATCGGTCACCGCGTCCCACTCCAGCTGGGAGTGATCGTCTTCGCTGATCAGTGGGTAGGACTCCAGGGATTCGACCGTCTCGATCACGTCATCCGGAACGCGCAGGACGTCAAGCACGACGCCGCGACCATTCCAGCCATAGCCGGCTTCAAGGATGCCGCCTAACGGGTCCGGCGTGCTAGCGGGATCCGTCAATACCCGATAATTCGACAGCCCCACCAATCCGGTGTTGCTGTAGTCGCTGTAGCCGCAATAGGACGGAACGAAGCCCAGCGAGACGCCGCGCCAGTGCTCAGTCAGGCAGGTTTGTACGTGGTCCTCCGGGGACTGGTGCCACTGGTGGCTGCAGTCTGTCTCGGGTTCGCCGTCACGGATCAGGACCCAGTGACCCTGACAACCCGCCAGACGGTCGATGCGACCCAGTAGGGCTGGGGATGCTTTAAGTGTTGCTGTTTGCATGGCTGCTTT